GGGAGAAAGAGAAGTGGGTCGACCAAAAGACCGGCCGCGCCTGTGGAGCTGGTGGGAAGAACGAGTATTGCCGGCCGAGCAAGCGTGTGTCGGACAAGACCCCCAAGACGAGCTCCGAGATAGACCGCTCTACCCTCCGGAAAAAGATTTGGGAGAAAGAGCGTGTGGGAATGGGTAAACGCGTAAAACCGGTATGATGAAAAAAAAACACCAAAAAGGAGGGAATCTAAACTGCGTAACAGCGGGTGGGTGTAATAAGCCAAAGCCACCAAAGCTTAAGCCAGAAGTAGAAAGGTCAGTTGCTGCGTCGATTGACAGGTCGGCAAGAAACGAATCTGAGCGAATGAATATGTACGAAAGAGCCGGAATACAGTATCAATCTGTATCGGCATCAACGAGGCCGGCAAGGACATTTGATATTCCGGAAAAAAAGATTGAGCCAAAAAAGGAAATTAAAAAAAAGCCACAGGAAGAAACAATATCAAAGCCGGACACAATCTGGAAGTATTACAAAGGAAAAGAACTTAAAGCGACGTCAAAAACCCCGTTATCGGACTCGCAGGTATTTAATAAAGGAGGAAAAATGCCACTAAAGAAAGCATCAGGCAAAGGCAAGGCCGCCGTTCAGAAGGCTGTGTCTGCCAATATCCAGGAGCTGACCCGGGCGAACCGGGAGAAGCCGGCCGGCAAGAAGCGCAGCAAAGAGCAAATTGCGGCCATTGCATATTCGGCTGCCCGAAAAAAATGATACCTTTGCCAAGATGAAACGAGTCGACAAAGAGTCCATGCCATGCAACAAGCCCCGGCCGTCAACAAGCCCGGGCAAGAAGCGTATGGTAAAGGGTTGCGAGGGTGGTCAAGAGAAAATCGTTCATTACGGAGCCGAGGGCTATGGCCACAATTACAGCGACGCTGCTCGGAAATCCTTCAAGGCTCGCCACAAGTGCGACTCGGCGAGCAGCAAATTAACAGCAAGGTACTGGGCCTGCAAGGATTTGTGGGCCGGCAAGGGCGGAAGCACGAAGCCATCCCCCAAAGGAAGGAAGGGTAAGTATTAATGGGTACCTGCTCAAAAGGCTGTAAGTGCCGTTCGTGCGGTAGCGGGAAGTCACGCACCGCAAAATATTATGCAGCCAGTCCAGAGGCACGCAAGAAAAAATCCGAGTACGATACCAAGTATCACTCCGCTCCAGAACGACGTAAATACCGTTCGGAGCTCGTCCAGAAGAACAGAGAGATGGGAAAGAAGGGCGACGGGCTTGATGTGTCTCATCAGAAGGGCGGAAAGTTTATCTTAGAAAAATCATCCAAAAATAGAGCAAGAAAATGAAAGAGTTTCTTATGGACCTCGGGTTTAATATTGGCCTGGCCATGTCTGGCCTGTTAGGCAGTCTGGTAACGATTTGGCGTTCAAAAAAGAAGATGAACGTCAAGGAACAGGCGTTGTCAATGATTGCTGGTACGCTATCGGCCAATTACCTGACTCCATTGGTTATAAGCTTTATGGACCTAAAGGACAATACCCAGTTCGGTGTGGCCTTTGTGGTTGGATTCGGAGGACTTAAAGCGGTTGAGTATGTCTACGACAAATACTTCACAAAGCAAGGATAAGGGCTTTGGCGATACGCTAGCCCGCATTTTTACAGCAACCGGCGTCAAGGCCGTTGTGGAGGCCGTTGCCGAAGCGACTGGCACCGACTGCGGTTGCTCAAAACGACAAGAAGCATTAAACGAACTAATCCCCTATAAAAAAGACTAAACATGGCACTAGAACAAGCATCCAATTACATTTTTACTCCATCAATAACCGTAGGAAGTCAGCAGTATGCTGCGACTTTGGCTATTCCTGGCCGGTGGAATATTGGGCAAATCCGACGGATTGTCAATACAACAAGGAACAAGTTGATGTATAGCGATGAGCATGAAAAGCTTATTGGCACAATTACATTTAGCACATATAACCAAACAGTTCCAACAGGAATGCCAAGTACCCTTGTGCAAAGGACTGGCGGTGTGACTACATTCAATTTGTTAATGGACACGACCTATATGCAAGCGTCGGATGTCATTGAGATTTTAGTTGAAAAGAAAGAGCAGGTTATTCGTCCGTTTGATTTTGGAACGGACGCCATTGAGCGTATCCGGGTGTCCGACCCCAAGTCAATGATTGATGCCGACTTTGAATATGGCTTGCAGCCTACCAAATGGGCGTCTTACGGGTTGAACCGATACTTCCCATCAATTCTTGAGCTTCAGAGTAATGACCTTGTCGTAACGGCTATTACTGCTGACGGAACAACCACATCAACAAGTAATTCTTTAATTACCGTTACAACCTCTGTGGCGCATGGTATTACTGCTGGAACCGCCATTCACGTTGCCGGAACAAGTCAAACTGTTGCCCTTGGCGCTGGCGGTGCAGATGGCGGATTTATAGTTGAAACATTTGTTAGCCCAACCCAGTTTACATATAGGGCAAAAACAACGGTAACGTCTGGTTCAATTTTTGCGGACAATATTGTGCTTCGTAGATGTGTATTTGCTACAAATGTCAATATTCCAGTTTCGAGCGTTTCCCCATTAACGCCTGTTAATGGTGGTACTTTAACCGTTACAACATCAAGCCCTCACAATCTTGTTCCTGGGACGCCTATTCTTGTTAGAGTTAGCGGAGGAACAACTAATCCTATTCAGGCCGTCGGTTCATTTTATGTGGTAAGCGTTCCAACAGCGACCACTTTCACATACGCAATTAGGCAGTGGACGGCTGGAACTGGAGGAAGCACTGTTGACCTTACTGGAGCGACATTTACCATTACCACTAACTCAGATGGACTTGCACAGCCTAGGCCCTGGGATGGTGGCGTTCAGATTTATACGGCTAGCGCTGCACATGGCGCGTCTATCATTCGTACCACTAAGAAGTATAACCGCTATCAGTCTGGTAAGGGATACTTGTGGTCATCCGGTGTATTGTTTAGACCTAACTATGACATCCGTAGCATTACTGCTTCTGCAACAACTATCGGCTCTACTGTTACCGTTACCGTTGATGGAGTGCCTCACGGACTTCAAACGGGAGCGACGGTAACTATTGCTAATGTTGGTACAAGTGGGTACAATGGGTCATTTATAGTAAATGGGGTTACAAGTCCGTATGTATTCACTTATCTTAACACGTCGGTACTTGGCTCAACAACGGGAGCTACTGTGCCAGGAGCAGACCCAAAAGTTATTGTGACCGCGTGGTCAGGGGCCGTTGTTCGAGCTGGTCCTTTTGATGACCAAAACGGGATGTTTTTTGAATACGATGGGGCAACATTCTGGGCAGTTCGCCGAAGCGCTGTGTTTCAGTTGGCTGGCACATTGGATATAACCGCTGGAAGCACTACCGTTACAGGCACAGCCACTAGGTTTATTGAGCAAGTCCGCGTTGGCGACAAGATTGTCATTAAGGGTATGACATATTTGGTTGCGTCTATTGCCAGTAATACATCAATGACTATTTCTCCAGACTATCGACCTAGTATAAATGCTAGTGGCGTTAAGGGAAGTATTATTCGTGAAACTCGTATTTCTCGAACTAACTGGAACATTGATACCTGCGATGGTTCTGGCGGAGTAAACAATCCAAGCGGATTTTCACTTGACTTGGATACCATGCAAATGGTAGGCATTCAGTATACTTGGTATGGTGCTGGATTTATTGACTGGATGATTCGTGGCGCTGATGGAAACTGGATAATGGTTCATAGGCTGAAAAACAACAACGTGAACTATGAGGCGCACATGAGGACAGGAAACTTGCCGGTTCGTTATTCTGTTGAAAATGAAGGAGCATATACCTATTTGACCGCATCGCTTGCGGCTGGAGCAACTACTGCAACCGTTGCTAGCACTGCTGATTTCCCGTCATCAGGGGACTTATTAATTGACCAAGAAATTATTCGTTATACAGGCAAGACATCAACGTCATTTACCGGATTGACTAGAGCAGCGACACTAAGCAAGTTTCAGGGAGGCACGACTAGAACATTTACCGGCTCCGTAGATAGCACACATAATACACCAACAGCGGGCGCTAGTAACGGTCCAGGAGTAGTGCTTATTCGAAACACTTGTAGCCCATCGCTTGTACACTGGGGCTCGGCTCTTGTAATGGATGGAGGATTTGACTCTGACCGGGGCTACATCTTTAACTACCAAAGGGTAGGCCTTGCATTGACAACAGCGACTCAAACGGCGTTCTTGATTAGGTTGGCGCCATCCGTGTCGGCCGGTCTTGTAGGTGTCCTTGGAAATAGGGACCTTATTAACAGAGCTCAATTTTTGTTGCAAGCCGTAGGTGTCGACGTTGATAATGGCCTTAGCGCTGGAGCCGTAATTATTGAGGGCATTGTTAATCCGACAAACATTAGCGCAGTAACTTGGCTTGATGTAAATGCTTCTGGACAGGGCTCGCAGCCATCATTTGCTCAAGTCGCAACGACTTGGACAGGAGGCGTTGCTACGGGTGGCGAACAAATTTTTGCTTTTGCGGCACCCGCTCCATCTGGAACAGGAACGTCAACATGGGGAGCAGTAAACGACAGGCTTGACTTGAGTCCGTTAAAAGAGTTGACCAATTCGCCTATTGGTGGGGATGGTGTATATCCCGATGGCCCAGAGGTTCTTGCTATTAATATTAGGGTTAGAAACGGAACCGCTAATGGAACCGTTCTACTTCGCTGGTCAGAGGCTCAAGCGTAATGCGAGAGATAAAGAACCTTGTCTGCCACTGTTCCGCTACCGCTAAGAATACTCCCGTCGATGCTATCAAAAAGTATTGGCGGGAGAATCTTGGGTGGAAGAGCGTTGGTTATCATCGAATAATTAAGACGAATGGCGAGATTGTGGTACTGGCGCCAGATGAATCTATCACGAATGGCGTGGCAGGCCACAACAGTAGCAGCCTTCATGTATGCTATATTGGAGGTAAGGATAAGGACGATAGGACAGAGGCTCAGAGAAAGTCTATGGAGCTCGTTCTGAAGGAATGGCTTGCTAAGTACCCAAAGGCTAGGATTCGTGGACACCGGGACTTTCCGGGCGTGAAGAAGGCCTGCCCTCAATTTATTGCTGAAAAAGAATATGGCTACCTCTATACAACTTAAATTCATTGCCGTCCTGTTCCTGTTGTTGGGATGCGGACGAAAGACCGTTACCCATGTGGAGTACAGGACCCGGGTGGACATTCAGCGCGACACGGTCCAGATGCCGGTGCTTGTGGAGACGGTCATCCCGTCGCCGTGCGATACCGGTGGCATCCTGAAGGACTTCAAGTTCGAGACCCAGGCTGGCCCGGCAAAGGTCAGGTTAGAGACGGACGGTACCCGGATTATCGTCAAGGTAAAGACTGACACGATTGTCAAGGGATACAGGGTCATTTCGGATACAGTTCGAGTTACTAGTCATTCCGTGACAACAAAAAAGGTCACGCCCCGTTGGGCCTGGCAGCTTCTTGTGGCCAATGTCATAGTAGCGGCAGGGCTCGGAATTTACCTATATTTGCGGAGATGAAAAAGTCGAGGGTCTATTTGAATGAAATCCTATCGGCGCCCAAGGTGTTGCCTGGGGTGTTCTCTCACAAGCGGAATCCCATTGACATTGTTGCCAATGGGCGGAAGATTGCTGAGGCTACCGGTGGGGAGTATATTTTTAACCCAAAGCAAGTATCAACCATGAAGCGTTTGGTCAAGAAAAACGACAAGACTGGCCTTCATTCCTATGTTCGTTCACTCATCCAAAAATTTGAAAAACCATGAAAAACAAGCCAGCACCCAAAAAGAAGATGTCCGCCAAAGAGATGGAGGCCATGAAGAAAGCCAAAGCCCCCATGATGAAGTATGGTGGCAAGATGGGAAAAAAACCCTGCTAAGCTATGAAGAAGCCTGTTAAGAAAAAGATGACCGCCGACATGAAGGCTGTTGCCAAGCATGAGAAGGTCGAGAAGAAGATGGAGAAAGAGGGCTACATGAAGTCCGGCGGAAAAGTAAAAAAGAAGTAATGCTAGGTAAAAAGCATCCTTTAGTTAAGTGCTACCAGGCGGGGGGAAAGCTCAACAAAAAAGAGCAAGCTCCCCCTCGCAAGGATGATATCCGTAATTCGGAGAACAAGGAGTATGTCAATGAAACGGCAAACGACCTTGGGGTAAAGAAGAGGAAAGTTACGCAAAGGCAGTTCAACGAGCGCTATGCCGAAACCTTGGATAGCTCTTATGCTGCTAGTTTGCCATATCTCAAAAAGAAAAAGTAGTGCCCAAGATAAGCTCGTATGAAGTTGTGGCCCCGGCCAGCAATGACCTCGTTACCGTTACTGACGCAAGCGACAGTAACAACACGAAGAACGTCACTGTTGGAAGTCTTTCGGCTACGGTTTATAGTGGGGCTTATTCTGAGATTTATGACGCCTCCGGATTAGAAACAACAAGTGCTACTACTACTCCGGCCTTAATGAATGTCGGAACCACTCAAGGACAAACAAATGACGCAAGTTTGCAGCAGAATAATATTGGAAGAATTACAAACACAGGGTCATCAAGAACATTTTTGATGACTTATTCAGCATCTGTTTCGGCAACAAACAATACCGCTGTTGAATTTAGTCTTGCAAAAAATGGAGCAGTTATTGCGCACTCTCAATCTGATATGGTAACTGCAAGCGGAAATAAGGGGATTAGCGTTTCAAATACAATAATCACAACCCTAAATACGGGTCAGTATGTTGAGGTTTATATTGCCGTTGGCTCCGGAACCGTTACCTGCACATTGCAGCATTTGAATTTAGTTTTAAAACAAGTCTAATGGACATTCGTAAAATTTCAATCGGGCAGGACTATAAGACTGCCATGCACTATATTGTAAATCAGCCGGTCCTTAATGGGGACTATACTGTGCATCTAATTAAGGTGTCAGACGAGGGTGGGGCAAAGGTGTATATCGCATCAAAAAATAACGAAATCTTGCTTTGGAAGGAGTTTTCTGCTTCCATGCCTATTTCATTTGAGTACAACATTTCTTTCTAATGCGTTCCCCGTTTCAGTTCATCGTGCGTCCGCGCGATGCGAAACGATACGATAATACACGAAAGTATGGGGATGTTGACTTTATCGTAAGTGTTTCGCAAGAGGACCATAAGTTTTCCAACCGGTATGCCGAAGTGGTTAGTGTGCCTATCTGTTATGATGGGCCCATCAAGCCGGGGGATACGCTCATTGTACATCACAATGTCTTCAAGTTTTACTATGACATGTATGGTCGCCAAAAAAGCGGCCGGTCATTTTTGCGTGACGACTTGTTTCTCCTGGACGAAGACCAGTTCTTTTTGTACAAATCTTCCGATGGGGAATGGAAGGCGCACTCAAGGTATTGCTTTGTAAAGCCGGCTAAAGCAAAAAAAAGCATAAGCCTTGACAAACCGGACGATGAAGAGCCTCTTGTGGGGACTATCCGGTATATCAATGATGAACTGCTTGCTTTTGGGTTACAGCCTGGGGACGAGGTGGTTTATCAACCGGAAAGCGAATACGAGTTTGATGTTGATGGAGAGCGCCTCTATCGTATGTTCACGTCAAACATTGCAGTACAATTATGAAATCCCAGGATTTAAAGCGCGACATTATTGCTGCCGGCTATAAAGCCGTGAAGCATCTTATCAGAGTTGCCGAAGAAGACATTATTACAGGAGGGGAAGGCGACATAAGCGCGGACCGACTTAAGAATGCTGCTGCTACAAAAAAGTTGGCCATCATGGACGCCTTTGACATTTTAGCAAGAATCCAGGCAGAGCAAGAAATACTCGACGCACCAAAAGCTGCGATAAATGCACAAAAACAAGGTTTCGCAGAAGGTCGCGCAAGATAGGCCGCTTTACCGGATACTGCCTCCGATTGTTTCAAAGAAGAAGAAACGATGGGAGTATGGATATGATGCGGACTATGACATGGTGGTCATTTCAAGGGATGGCACCATAGGGGACGTCTATGAAATCAGCGGACTCAAGATAGCATTGCCGGCAACGCCGGAAACATGTCATCAGCGTAGCACTCGGACATCGGACCAGTATTGGGAAAAGTTCGCGTACCCGCCTCAGCTCGATAAGATAAAGACCATCTTTCAGTGGCATGGCATGCCCAAGGAGTTCAAGCATCTTTGGGTGGACTACATTGAGGAGGAGTTTAACCGGCGCGAATCAGGTTTTTGGTTCATGAATAATGGCGTCAAAACGTACATCCCTGGGAGTTACTATATGTACCTTCAGTGGACAAAGATTGACGTCGGCCAGCCGGAGTATCGCGAAGCCAACCGGTTGTTCTTCATCTTTTTTGAGGCGTGTATTGCTGACCCCCGGTGCTATGGCATGTGCTATCTCAAGATTCGTCGGTCCGGGTTCTCGTTCATGAGTTCGGCCATAGCGGTTCACATTGCCACTTTGAGCCGGGATGCCAGGGTCGGCATACTATCCAAAACTGGTACGGATGCCAAGAAGATGTTCACGGATAAGGTGGTGCCTATTTCAAGCAACTATCCATTCTTTTTCAAGCCCATCCAGGATGGCATGGACAAACCAAAGACGGAACTTGCTTTCCGAGTGCCGGCCTCAAAGATTACTAAAAAGAACATGCACGAATCCTTTTCGGCTGAAGACCCGGACGGATTGAATACGACGATTGACTGGCGGAACACGGCGGACAACAGTTATGATGGCGAAAAGCTGTTGCTGCTTGTCCATGACGAATCGGGCAAATGGGAAAAGCCGGAGAACATTTTGAATAACTGGCGCGTGACTAAGACCACGTTGCGGGTTGGCGGACGAATTGTCGGCAAGTGTTTAATGGGCTCCACGGTAAACGCCTTGTCAAAAGGTGGAGGAAACTTCAAGAGTCTGTATGACGATTCTGATGCGTCAAAACGTTCCGACAACGGACAGACAAAAAGCGGACTCTACAAGTTTTTTGTCCCAATGGAATGGAACTTCGAGGGGTACATTGACCAGCATGGGTTTCCAGTTATGGAAACTCCGAAGAAACAAACTTTAGGACATGACGGGAAGCCTATAACGATTGGGGCCATAACCTATTGGGAAAACGAGGTAAACGCATTGAAGCACGACCAAGACGCGCTGAATGAATTTTACAGGCAGTTCCCAAGAACGGAAGCGCATGCTTTCCGGGATGAAAGCCGACAGTCGTTGTTCAATCTAGCAAAAATCTACCAGCAGATTGACTATAACGACGGCATGATTCAGGGCCAGGTTTTGACAAGGGGTAGTTTTCACTGGGAAAATGGCATTAAGGATACTCGGGTTGTTTGGGTGCCAAGTAACTCCGGCCGATTTCTTGTAAGTTGGATTCCGCCGGCAAAATTGCAAAACCGGTACATGGAAAAAGGCGGCAAGCGTTATCCAGGCAATGAACACCTAGGCGCATTTGGTTGTGACTCGTATGACATTTCTGGGGTTGTAGGTGGGGGTGGTTCTAATGGAGCGTTGCATGGGCTGACAAAGTTCCACATGGAACAAGACGCTCCGACAAACATGTTCTTTTTAGAATACGTTGCCAGGCCGCAAACTGCGGAGATTTTTTTTGAAGACGTACTGATGGCCCTTGTTTTTTACGGAATGCCCATGCTTGCGGAGAATAACAAAGCCAGGTTGCTGTATCATTTGAAGAACCGGGGGTACCGGGCGTATTCATTAAACCGGCCAGACCGGCCGGCAGCAAAGCTTTCAAAAACAGAGCTTGAGCTTGGTGGAATCCCCAACAGCAGTGAAGAGGTTCGCCAGGCGCACGCTTCAGCCATTGAGTCCTACATCGAAAAGTATGTCGGCTATGATGCGGATGGTGTGTTCAGACACACCTCTGAATGTGGCGAAATGCCGTTTAATCGCACTCTTTACGATTGGGCCCTATTCAACATCAATGACCGAACCAAGCATGATGCCTCGATTAGCTCGGGTTTAGCCATCATGGCTACCCAAAAACACCTTTACGTTCCTGAAATAAAGAGCTCCAAAATAAGTATTAACTTTGCTCGATACAACAATGAAGGGCACCGAAGCCAGATAATCAATAAATGAGCGACGTCAAACCAATCATCAATGCGCAATATTTCCCGAGTCAGTTTGTTTCTGACGCGGAAAAGCGCACAGAAACCTTTGGGTTAAGGATTGGCCAGGCCATTCAATACGAATGGTTCCGCAGGGATAGCGGCAGTGCTAGGTACTATTCTCAGTGGAGAGACTTCCACCGACTGAGGCTTTATGCCCGTGGGGAGCAGTCTGTTCAGAAGTACAAGAACGAAATGGCGGTCAATGGAGACCTGTCTTATCTCAACTTGGACTGGACTCCAGTACCCATCCTGCCCAAATTTGTAGATATTGTCGTTAATGGCATGTCGGACCGGTTTTTCAAGATTAAAGCCCATGCCCAGGACGGTATGTCTATGGCAAAGCGAAGCCGGTATCAGGACATGATTGAGACTCAAGTGGCTGGTAAAGAGCTATTTGAAAACCTTCAAAAAACCATGGGTATAAATGGGTTCACGATGGACCCCGAAAGCCTTCCAGAAAGCGACGACGAGTTGCAGTTGTATATGCAAATGAACTACAAGCCGGCGATTGAGATTGCCGAGGAGGAGGCCATTGCAACAATTATGGAGGATAACCGATACTCGGACCTACGAAAGCGCATTGACTATGACTTGACGGTTCTCGGGATTGGCATGGCTAAACATTCTTTTTACCCCGGCGAAGGCGTGCGAGTTGAGTATGTTGACCCGGCTAACGTAGTTTATAGTTACACTGAAGACCCTTATTTTAAGGACTGCTTTTATTGGGGGGAGATTAAGACCGTCCCAATTACTGAGCTCAAGAAGATTCGACCCGATTTGACAACCGAACAGCTTAGTGAGATTTCAAAGTATAGCCAGTCTTGGTACGATTACTATAATGTAGGCGAATTTTACGACAATAGCCTATTCCGGAATGACTCTGTAACGCTATTGTTCTTCAATTACAAGACGACCAATACCTTTACCTATAAGAAAAAAAACCTTGATTCAGGTGGGGCTAGGGTAATTGAGAAGGACGAAAACTTCAATCCTCCAGCTGAAATGATGGAGGAGCAAGGTTTCGAGAAGATTTCTCGAACTATTGACGTTTGGTATGATGGCGTCATGGTAATGGGCACTGAGGTTGTCCTTAAGTGGCAGCTCATGGAGAACATGGTCCGGCCAAAGTCGGCGTCTCAGCATGCTATCCCAAATTATGTAGCATGTGCTCCTAGGATGTACAAGGGCAATATTGAGTCGTTGGTACGCCGGATGATTCCATTTGCGGACCTCATTCAGCTTACGCACCTTAAGTTGCAGCAAGTCATTGCCAGGGTAGTGCCAGATGGGGTCTTTTTGGATGCCGACGGAATCAATGAGGTTGACCTCGGCAATGGCCAAGCGTATAGCCCGGAGGATGCGTTGCGGTTATACTTCCAGACTGGTAGTGTTGTTGGCCGTAGTTATACCCAAGACGGCGAGTTTAACAACGCCCGGGTTCCTATTCAGGAGTTAAATTCTAGTTCCGGCCAACAAAAGATGGCTGCATTAATTGGGAACTACAATCATTACCTTGGCATGATTCGGGCTGTAACCGGCTTGAATGAAGCCAGAGATGGCACCGTTCCGGATTCTCGTTCGCTTGTTGGCGTTCAAAAACTAGCGGCATTGAACTCAAATACGGCGACAAGACACGTTTTAGATGCCTCAGTTTACATTACGAAATCCATGGCCGAAGCGCTGACTTGTCGCATTTCGGACATTTTAGAGTACGCCCCATACAAAGAAGAGTTTATTACTCAGATTGGTCGCTATAATGTGTCAATCCTTGACGAAATCAAAGACCTCTACATCTATGACTTTGGCATTTTTATTGAGGTAGCGCCAGACGAGGAAGAGAAAAACCAGCTTGAGCAGAATGTTCAGATGGCTTTGCAGAAGGGGGACATTAACCTAGAAGACGCTATTGACATCCGAGAAATACGAAATATCAAAATGGCGAATCAGCTTCTTAAGTTGAAGCGTCGCAAAAATCTCGAGAACCTTCAGTCTCAAGAAATGCAGAAGCAACAGATGACTATTCAAGGTCAAATGGAAGCTCAGCGTGCGGCCGCTCAAACGATGATGATGAAGGTCAATGCCCAGGCAGAGGCCGACATGCGTGTCAAACAGGCTGAGGTCGCCTTTGATATTGAGCGCATTAAGGCTGAGGTCGAAGCGAAGGCTACGCTTATGGAGCGCGAGTTTTCGTACAATATCGAGCTTGCAAAGGCCCAGGGCCAAGTTTTATCCGCTAGGGAAGAGGCCCGCGAAAAAGAAAAGGCCAAGCGCATCGGCATGCAGAACACTCAACAGTCCAAGCTTATTGACCAGCGCAAAAACAACTTGCCTCCAATAAGCTTTGAATCCAACGAGGACAGCCTCGATGGCTTCGATTTGGCGGAATTTGAGCCCCGCTAAAATTTTATATCTTTGACCCTAAATTCAATCTAATGGAAAGCATTACAGTCAGAGTCCTTGACTCGGATGGGCAACCATCTGTTCAAGAAAAAGAGCGGCAGAATCAAGCTTTGCTTGAGGAGCAGCAACGGCAACAACAGCAGCAACCGCCCGCCCCGGAAGCTGCGCCGAAACCAGTTATCGAAGAGGGCGACGTTCTTTCATTTATTAGAGAAAGGTACAAAAAAGAGATTTCCTCTATTGACGACCTTCTTGTTGCGCCTCAACAGCCAGAACAATTACCCGAGGACGTGTCTGCATTTCTTAAGTATAAGAAAGAGACCGGTCGGGGAATTGGCGACTTTATGAAGCTCAATCAAGACTTTGACTCGGCTGACCCCGACCAACTTCTTTTGGACTACACAATAGCCCAGGAAGAGTATTTGGACCGGGAAGACGCCGTCGGAATCCTAGCTGACAAGTTTGGATACGATGAAGACTTAGACCAAGATGTCGATGTCAAAAAGAAAAAGGCCGCCAAGAAAAGGGAATTAGCGAAAGCAAAAAAGTATTTCAACGATTTGAAGGAGCAGTATAAGGCCCCGCTTGAGTCAAGAGGGGGTTTGCCCGACGAGTCGCCAGAATACAAACAATACAAAGAGTACCTTGACAGGGCCAATAGCGAGCAGCAAGAGGCACGTCGGAAAGGGGAGTGGTTCCAAAAGAAAACGGAAGAACTTTTCTCGCCTGAGTTCAAAGGTTTTGAGTTCGGTATAGGCGAAAAAAAGTACACTTACATGCCCGGCGAAGCTTCTGAAATCAAGAGTCAAAACGCTACTCCGGTAAACCTTATTTCTAAGTTTATCGATGAGCAGGGATTGATTAAGGATGCTGCTGGTTATCATAAGGCTCTCTCAATCGCAATGAATCCGGACAAGTTTGCGAAGTTCTTCTACGAGCAAGGCATAGCCTCTGCTACTGAAGACATGGCTAAAAGGAGCAAAAACGTCACTATGGACGTAAGAACTTCTGGACAGCCCGTAAGCACAATCGGAGGAGTTAAGGTTGCGGATGTAAGCCCGACGTCGTCAGGAACGGGATTAAAAATCAAAGCCTTTAAAACCTCTTAAACCATGCCAGTTTTATCATCCCCCACATTTGCGTTACAGCCGAGTATTAACCGGCAAGTAACTGCTACCAATTACATCAACAGCGAAAACTTCAACTTCCTTAACCAATATCTTCCAGATATTTATGAGTCGGAATTTGAGCGCTATGGGAATCGCAGTATCTCCGGATTTTTGCGTATGGTCGGCGCCGAAATGCCTTGCGCATCTGACCTTATCAAATGGGCAGAACAGGGCCGTCTGCACGTTAAGTACACCGCTTGTACAACGACTGCTGCCTTAAACGCAGACACTGCTACTTTCACGATTCCAGCAACTGCTCCCACTCAGTATCAAACTCCAGCAAGTAACCCTCTTTTTGGTGGTGGTCCTCTTGCTACAAATAACGTAAACGGTATTCGTATCGGTCAAACCGTTCTTTGTCAGCAAGAAAATGCTGCTAACGTACTTCATGCTATCGTTACAGGCGTAGGTACTGCGACAATCGACGTGTCTTTTTATGAAGCTAACGGTATGCCTGTCGCTGGCTCTGGTACAACTTGGACTATTTGGATTTACGGTTCTGAATTTACAAAAGGTACTTCCGGAATGAGTGCTTCCGTACAGTCTTTTGACATTTTCAAAGACAATAGCCCAATCATCCTGAAGGACAAGTTTACTGTTACAGGTTCTGATATGACCCAAATTGGTTGGGTTGAAGTAACCACTGAAAACGGAGCTTCTGGATACCTGTGGTACATGAAGGCCGAGCACGAAACCCGTCTTCGTTTCGAAGACTATCTCGAAGCATCTATGCTTGAGGCTGTTCCTGCTGAAACTAACTCTGGAGCTGCGGCTCTTACTCCTTCTCTAAAAGGCACAAAGGGCGTCTTTTTTGAAGTTGCTCAAAACGGTAACGTATTTAGCGGTGGTTTCCCAACCAGTCTTGTTGACTTTGACTCGATTGTTCAGCGTCTTGACAAGCAGGGTGCCATTGAAGAAAATGCGTTGTTTGTAAACCGCGCTGCTTCTTTTGCCATGGACGACTTCTTGGCTGCTCAGAACTCTTATGGTACCGGCGGAACTTCCTATGGTCTGTTCCAGAACAGCGAGCAAATGGCCTTGAACCTCGGCTTCCGTGGGTTCCGTCGTGGTTACGACTTCTACAAGACCGACTGGAAATACCTGAATGACCCCACCATGCGCGGTCAAGGTACTGCCTCCGGAACCGTAGGTGGCGCAATCAACGGTATGTTGGTTCCTGCTGGAACTACCAATGTGTACGACCAGGTCATGGGCCAAAATGCTAAGCGTCCTTTCTTGCACGTTCGTTATCGCCAAACCGAGTCTGAAGACCGCAAGTTTAAGACTTGGGCAACTGGCTCTGCCGGTGGCGCTGCAACAAGCGACCTTGATGCAATGGAGGTTCACTACCTATCTGAGCGTTGCGTTTGTACTCTTGGCTCAAACAACTTCTTCTTGTTCAGAGCTTAATCGTGATTACCAAAGGGGGTGTGTCCGAACACACCCCCTCTTTTTTTAACTCTTAAATCCCAATCAAATGCCTAAAATCTATAAGTTAATCGGAGGGTCTGCGCCTATGAGCTTTATGCTTGCCAGCAGAAATACAGTTGCAAGACGTCTTTACCATTTTGATGGAAAGGTAAATCGCGAGTTACGTTACGCTCGTAACCAAAAAAGCCCGTTTGTTGATGAACAAGACGGTAATTTTATTTTGGAACCTATCATTTTTGAGGATGGGTTCTTAAAAGTTGAAGACAGCAATCCAGTTCTTCAAAAGTTTTTAGAGGTCCATCCTGACAATGGCTCTTTATTTGCGGAGGTTGACAGCAAAAAAGATGCTCAAAAAGAACTTGATTATCTTGAAATGGAGGCCGATGCTCTTTCTAAGGCAAGGACCTTGGATATTGCCATGATGGAAAACGTGGCTCGAGTAGCCCTTAATATTGACCCGTCCAGGATTAGCACTCAGGAGCTTAAGCGGGACATCATTGTTTTTGCTAAGCACAATCCGGAAGACTTCCTTTCAATCGTAAACGACCCTAATGTCGCTCACGATGGTTTAGTTGCCCGGTTATTTGACTATGGCGCCCTTGTGACAAAGCGCAATGCGGTTCATTACAACCTGCCGAGCAATAAGTCTAAGCTTCTTATTATTCCAACTGGCCAAGATGCACATGAAGCCGTTAGCTCGTTCTTTATGACCGAAGAAGGCGTAGAGGTTATGACCACGCTCGAAAAATACATCTCTCAATAATTAGTATATTTGCCCTATGAATAACTTTCTCAAAATAGCAAAGAGCTTAAATAACCTGCCGACAGGTCAAGGTATTTGCTCAACTTTGATTAACCCAAAGTATGTTTCATGGGTTTATTCAACGGCAAACACAAACATTACCATTCATCTTAATGGCGGAGTTAATTCATCCGCTGATAGAATCACAGTTACACTTCAAACTGGCGGAACTCTTCAGCGAAATGCGTTTATTAATGCGATTATTGAGGCTTCAGCTTCAGCAACTTCAAATGCGTCTTCGGTGTATACGCTTGATTTTCTACCATCAACAACCTATACATACGCTTTATCATAATTATTATGGCAAAATTTATTCAGTATCCATCTGAGTTTAGTAATACAAACTGGACTTCGGTTGCCTACAATAGCACCGGGAATGTTTATGTCGCTGTGGGTAACGCTGGCGCTTATAGGGTTGCTAGAAGCAGCGATGGCGGTGTTACATGGACCTATCCATTGGGGTTAACTGATGCGGCACAAACACGAACATGGTCCGCAGTTACATGGAATGCAGGGGCTAGTATGTTTATCGCTGTTGCATCAGGAACTGGAACTGGAAGAATTATGACCAGTCCGGATGGAACTACTTGGACGGTTCGCACATATTCCGCCGGCCAGCAAGCCGTTAGCTTTAATGCAGCGGCGTCAAGTTCTACTAGGACCGTGATTGTTGGTGGTGGTGGAGCTGCGACTGACCAAACCATTACCACTACGAATGGCACGGCTTACACTTCAGTAGCATCTCCGGGAATACGAAATTGGACTGGGGTTTCATGGAATGGAACAGCCACTTCAACATGGGTTGCTGTTGCAAGTGATGGAGCCGCGGCTGGTTCGGTTATGACGAATAATGAAGCTGGTTTAGCCGCCGCAACTGCTTGGACTTCACAAACTGCCGCAACCGCTCCTACGACTAATCCGTGGATTTCCGTTGCTGCTCAACAAGGAGCTTCGGGGACAATGGTTGCAGTTGCTAGTAGTGGAACGCTAGCAACAAGGGTTATGAGAAGCACTGATAACGGAGTCACTTGGGCTTCTGTTGACCCAGTTATTGATGTCAATTTCACTTATGTTTTTGCTACTAGCGATGGTTTTTACGCCCTTGCAAACACGGGTACTCAAACGCAAAGAATTTTGACTAGCTCAACTGGGGCTACTTGGGCGGCTGGGGCCGCATTGCCAACGACATCTAATAGGTGGGCTGGAGGTACTTCAAATGCTTATAGTAGCCCGAGCGTTGTCGTTTTTGTTTCTAATTCGGGTGGGTCAAGTCGGATTTTAAGAATGACAAACTCAGTGCTAACCTTGAGCGCTCCAATCGAAATTAATGACTCCTATACAAGGGTTAGAACGGATTTGCCGACATATATCAATCTTGATAAATTAATGGCCCTTATTCCAGTAAGTGAGAATCAAATTGATTTGCCACTAGCTGCCGCGAGTTCGGCTCAAGATGTTGTGACACTTACTTTTGGGGCTGACTCAACCGGTGTTACGCATGAGATTATCGTTCAAGACATTATTAATGCTTCATCCGCTAAGTCTTCGACATCTTTATTTGGATATATCGCATCAGAACTTCCACAAAACAGAACAGTAACTGTAACAAGAGCATAGTATGGCTAAATATTTGAGAATCCCAAGCACGGCTCAGGCCACCACAACAAATGGAGATTTCTTCATTGATATTGACTCCATTCTTAGCATTGTCCCAGTGAGTGATACCGTCCTTCATATTAATGCGGACATCCCAGACACGTCTAATGACACACTTGTTTTGACGTTTAATAATAACTCTCCTGCTCCAACTAGAGTTTTGCATCAGATTGTTTGTGATGCTATTATGGAAGCAAATGCCTACACCAAAGGGGGGGAGCCTTATGTTGATTTGCCTTTAATGCCGGCCATTGGCGGTACTGCTACAACAATCACTTTAACTTTTGTATAATTATGAAGTCACTAGTCAGATTCGGCTCATTAACCGCTGCTAATACCGGATATATTGATGCTAATTCAATTATTTCTATTGTATTTGCAAGCGCTACTTCCATAGTTGTTACTTGTAGCCCATCAAGAACTATTACTTTTACAGTAACTTCCGACAGCAATTATGTCATTCATAATTACATTGCGGATATTTTGATTAGCGCAGCGCAAACTAGTTCTAAGCCCGCGCAAAGTGGATACGCGCTTGTTAGCATACTGCCATCAATAACTATTGGAGCTACTACCTATACAGTTTCATTTGCAGTAGCATAGTTTTAATCCTTACTTTCAAAGCCACCCCCTGAATCTCAGGAGGGTGGCTTTTTTATTACCTTTGTGTATGGCCGAATTTATGCAAATTAACTTAGCAGCCGCTCCGGTTCTTTTGAATCTGAAGGATATTAAGTTTGTTTCTTCTTCAGCCACAAACACGATTACG